TTTCTTTGTAGTGCAACATCAAGTGATGTGTTAACAAATATCATATGACTTTCATAACCTAATTGTTGTAGAGCTCTCATCTCAGTTTCTAATTTATCATAATCTCTACCAGTACCATCAATAATCATACCTAATCTACCTTCGATATAATTACTCTGTCTTAACTTTGTTACTCTCTTTGCAACATCTCTTAATTTATCTCTTTCTACTTCTTGCGACTGACCAAGTTTTGTATCCATCTTCATTGTCAAACCAGCTGACTTGACTAACTTCTCAAATGCATCATCACTGTTAACAATACGCATACCGAACATACCAGATGTTCTTTTGACTACATAAGACTTACCACTACCTGGCCCGCCTGCAAGAAAGAATGCTTTAAATATATTGGGGTCGTAGACGCCTTCCTGTAGTTCCTTGAAGTATTTCATGTTCCGTTTCTCGTTCTAAAAATTCTTGTTTATTATATTTAGTCCCCCTGTCTATTGATATGATGTTGGTTCGTGTTTGACTTTGAAATGTCATCTTTCTTACTCTATTTCTAGTTTTACCTTTTTTCATGTTCTTCTTCATGTATTTCTCCGTTTGGGTTATGTTATATAATAATATGAATTATTTTGTACGAGTCTCCTTTAATATGTTATGGTTTGACCTTTTGAACGCACTGGTTCTGCACCAGAAAGTTGATTTTTAAATTCAGCTGTATCTGGTATTGAGTCTTTTACTACACTCATAAACATTGTGTGTATTCTTTCGCCTTGGTCAAAATTGTGTCTTAAATGTGTGATTAAAAATTCACCCTCATAGAAGGTGTCTATTTTACTCTTGCCGTGGTCATTTCCAGTAATAGGTAATACAACATTTACTTTTTCACCTACACATAAATTACAATAACCCCTTACTTTCATATTTACTCTCATACCACCAGAGCTCATTTCTAAAACTCTTGACCTTCTGGATAGTAGCCAATCCTCTGCGTGATTATCTGAATATGAGTAACCTGTATCTGAGTTATAGAACTGTGCGTCATTTGTTCCGTTGTTTGAGGTGGGGTGCAATTGTGTTCTTGCATTGGAAAAATCTCCAAGTGTATTACCTTGTTCGTCTATCTCTACTTGATTATATATAGGATTTTCATCTATTCTACTATGGTCTTTAAAGTTATCAAAATAATTAAAAGTATGCACTGTAAAATTTTTGTGAAATATGTTATATTTTGTTAATTTAGAAGATAACATACCACCTCTACTCATTATTAAAGTATCATTAGTTGAACCGATTGAAAAATCTAAAATTCTTTGAAAATCTTTTTCTATATTGTTTCTTTTATTTTCACCTTCTATTGATGCAGCTTCAGATGCAACAAATCTACCTTTAGATGATTGGTCATATAAACTATCTAAGACTCTAAACTGAAAACCTTTAGTATTTTCGTAAAATAGATAATGAGGGGAGCCTCCATATTCTTTTGAGGTTGATTCTCTTAAAAGATTGACTATAAAATCTTTTGGTCTTAAGTTTGGTGCAACAAATTTTCTTATTCTATTTGTTGTGTCAATATGAATATCTTTTTTGGTATTAATTAGTTTTTCATCTCTGAGAATTTTTGTAACTATATCTGAGGTTAACCCAGTATAAGATTTTGAAACCCTTGTTCTATTATTTCTTAATGATTCTGGAGAAACTAATTGTAGTTCATAAACTTGAGCTCCAACCGATACATCACTTCTTGCAATTACTTTATACAAACAAAATATATTATCAAACACTCCAACACTTGGTGTTTCTAATTTAAGATGCACATATTCTTGACCAACAATAGGCATATTCATAATAATATTATTTTGGTCTACGACAACCATTGTCACCTCAAGAGTATTACTAAAAATATTCTCATACATATTAATTTCAGTTACATTTGAATCAAGTCGTGCAGATATTCCAGTTGATGAATCTAATCTACATAACTGTAATTTATATTCGCCTGCATATTGTATTGTATCGCCTGTTGCCATTAGATTATTGTTTCATTCATTAATTTCTTAAATTCATCTACAAATTGTTCTATAAAACTAGGGTCAACTAATCGTATCTTTCTTCTTTTGTCTTGTTCATTTTCTTCGTACTCACGATTAGTGATTAGAGTAAGACCTGTGTATGCATCATCATCTACTTCGTTAAACACTTCTATCTTAACTTTAGTATCACCAGAAGTCTGTGTAGATTCATAATGATGTATTCCATCTGGGTTGGTATATTTGTCATTTAGATAATCTAAAAATTGCATACCACTCATAGGCCATTGATGATATCTATCTGTTATATCATTGATTAATAATATTATCCAGTGTAGTTCTGGGTCACCATATAATTTGTGTGCAATCATCTCTGGTGTTTCACCTTCTTTTACATCATAAGTATCGTATAACAAAGTGTTTGATTTTAACTTTGCTCTCATACCCACCCTTCGTAAAAGATTAGTTACATCTTTAAAATTTAAATCACCCTTAGAATCATAAGGGATAACTGGAAATGAATTAAAATACATAGTTTAATATCCCTGAAAAATTCTTTCTCTTGTTATAATTTCAATCTCTTTAAACGCAAGTGTTATTGATGTTTCTACTGGTGGAGCTCCATCATCTGCGTGTGGTTCAAATGTTTTATATCTATCACCACCATAAGATACCTGAACATTCTCAAGAAAACACTCTGATACTCTGTGAACATAATCGTTTTCTTTACCTTTGTACATATACTGAATGTTGAATGTATTTGGTGTAGTCATTGTATCTCTATCTTTACCCTCTGTCAATTCTGGTAACATATTAGCTTTAAATGCAAACACTATCTTTCTTATTTCATCTGCCTCTCTTGAATTTCTTGGTATCATTTTAAATGTATATTGAAATGACCTTCTGTCTACACCTTTAAATGCAAGTTCCATTCTGTCTGCAAATATCTCTCCAGATGAAATTTCTAATGCTTCTCTTGTACCACTTAAACCTAAACCATCTAAAGTAGATGCGATAGTTGTCAATACTTTTTTACCAGTTGCATCTTTTAATGCTGGGTCACCGACAAAATTGTCAAATGTATCTGATAAACCAGCACCACTCATTAAGTTAGTAATACCCTCACCAACAGGCCCAGCCAAAGGACTTATTTCTGTGTCAGTATATTTTGTACCGTATGTCACTTGAACCGTTGCAGGCATATATAATGCAACAGCAGTATCTAATCTTCTGGTTGGTGGTCTTTTTACTTTGACATATTGACCATCTTCTTTTTCTACTTTTTTTTCTTTTTTTGTTGTAGTATTATCACCACTAATTTTACTAAAATCATTTCCTATAGCTTGTATTCCAGCAGCACTATTACCAATGGATATAACTGTATCATTATTACCCCCTGTGTTTTTTGTTTTTTGATAACCTTCTCCTCCACCAAAGTTTGCATTTATAAAATTTGGTATATCTCTTTTTTCTTTTTCTTTATTAATATTATCTTGACCACTACCATCTCTTTTTGAATCATCAAAACTTAATTTTGCTTTTGCTTGTTCATTTATAAAAAATATAATGTAGTGTCCATGATTACCTATGCCTGGGTCACCAGTAACATCTAATGGAAACTGAAATAAATTAGGACTTGCTTTTCCTTTTTGGTTTAGAGGTGCAGTATCAGAACTATCTCTTCCTGTTTTACCCTTGTTAATACCAAGTAAGCCTGGTAGATTACCAGATACTTTTCTTAATCCTGTGTTGACTACCTGAGTTGCGATACCTTTTGCGAAGTCTATTGCCATGTCTAAATACTCCTATGAAGGTATTTAGTCGACATGACATACAAAGGTAAATATATTCCAAAAAACCCAAAAAAGTATAAGGGTGACCCATCACAAGTTGTTTATCGTTCTTCGTGGGAACTTAAGTTTATGGTCTATTGTGATAAGAATGATAAGGTCGTAGAATGGGGTAGTGAGGAAATAATCGTTCCTTACAGGTCGCCTTGGGACGGTAAGATGCACCGATACTTCCCAGACTTCTATATCAAGATAGAACAAACCACAGGTGGTGTCAAGAAGTTTCTTATTGAGGTAAAACCTAAACATCAGTGTAAAGAACCTATCAAAACACCAAAAAAACGCACACGCAAATGGTATAATGAAGTAAAGACTTGGGGTATTAATCAAGCTAAATGGAAATCTGCAATAGATTGGTGTGAGAATAGAGGTATGGAATTTAAGATACTTACTGAAGACCATCTCAATCCGAAGTATAAATAGTATTATGTACGAATACAGATGTAAAATAGTTAAGGTAATAGACGGTGATACAGTTGATGTAGATATCGACTTGGGCTTTGGTGTCTGGTTACATAAGGAACGTGTTAGGTTATATGGTATAGACACACCAGAAAGTAGAACCAGAGATTTGGTAGAAAAGAAATATGGTAATATAGCCAAAGATTTAGTTCTTACTCTTATGCCTGTTGGTTCTATGCAAACACTTATCACAGAGAAAGATAAGTCAGGTAAGTTTGGAAGAATACTTGGTAAGTTTAGAGTACATGAACCACACCTAGACAAGTGGGTAATACTTAATGAATTTATGGTTGACAACCACTACGCAGTAGAGTATCATGGACAGTCTAAGGAATCTATAGAAGAAGAACATTTAAAAAATAGAGAGAAGTTAGATGGCAGTTCCAAGTAAGTATATACAAAGTGTAGTTAAGGCTGCAAAAGGTAGACCAAAGTCAACTGATTGGTATAGAAGTAAAATCGCAGAGTTTGGTACACCCAAATCACTTGATTTAATCAGAGATGGTAAACAAGCAACCAATCCATTCTTTGGTCGATTGAATATGTTTTTCTATGACCCAAAGTTAAAAAAGAAGTTACCATATTATGATAGGTTTCCACTAGTATTACCACTAGAGAANTANAATGATGGGTTNTTAGGAATTAATCTACACTATCTACCNATACCANTNAGAATNAAACTACTAGATAGATTAGTAGATTTTAGTAACAACACAAAGTTTGATGAGTCTACAAAGTTAAATGTAAGTTATCAAAATTTAAAAAGAGTAAGACTTATTAAACCAACAATAAAAAGATATCTTGCTGGTAAAG